AGCAGCAGGATGCCCTTTATAAGTCCTCAGAAGCCCGCCTAGCGCTTCGATTCCCGAACGGCCTAGAGGTACGGGTTAACGCCCGCCACGACCACAGCGGCTCTAGTATTTGGAATCCGGCGCATGGACCGATGAAGGCTGCGCTGATGGGAACCCGCGACCACTTGTACGTGGCCGGTCACAAGCACGAGTCGGCTTATAGCGTCCTGAAGGATGCAATCAGCGGCATTACGATGCACGCCTGTAAGGTGGCGTCCTACAAGATTTACGACCGCTACGCCAAAGAGCGCGGCTTCAGGGACAACTGCCTGTCGCCCTGTGCGCTAACGACAATTAACCCTGCGCTACCGCCTGACCATCCAGACTTGGTGAAGGTGTGGTGGGACCCGGAGGAAGGGGCTGACTACCTGACATTCCTGCGACGGCGCTGAATATTTCAGCCCGCTCGCGGTTTGCTCGGAGGGTGCAGTACCGCTGATGTAGGCGCTTGAGGAACGTGGCACGCCGTTGACCGGCGATCTCCTCGTCCAAAAGCGCCTTGACCTCGGCCTCATTAAACAGATTCAGGTTTTGGTTCAATACGCGCCAGTTCTTCATGGCGGCATTGTAAACAAATTATTTAAGCCGCTGCAAGTAAAGCGCCTGTAGGGCGCATACGGTGTCGTCGGGGTCGCGGGCTTCGTACCACTCGCCCCTCGGCTGGAATAGCCCCTGAAACCGTTTCTGGCCGTCTGACAGCCGCCCACCCTTGGCCTTGACCTCTATCCAGCATATCCACGCCATGCCGTCGTGCATTGGCTTGACGGCCAACAGGTCAGGGATGTCGTGCCCTGCCGAGGCGTAGTCTATGACCTCGAAGTTGGCCTTACGTAAGGCTTCTACGATGTCGGTGTGGTTGTTGTCTCGACGTTTAGCGTAGCGCATGGGCTAATTATGCCGGTTTGCACCTAGCCTTCAACTTCGTCACGCCGGGTTCGCCCCACAGTTCCCGTACCATGCCTCGAACGTGCGGGTCGCCGTATGCCTCAGTGGCATCGTCCAACGAGCGCAGGATGTCGCCTACGTAGTTTTTAAGCCACGAGGTGCGCTCGGCACGCTGCTGCCAATCGCCTACGCCGATCCGGGCGAGGTACGCATCGGCTAACCGCAGTTTGCCAAACGGCGTGTGCTTGACGCTTTCCCAATACCGCACGTTGGCCTGTGACGCCCACGATATGTCGGTGCTGTTCGTAACTGGGTTATTCATTGACCTTCAGCACGCATTGGATTTGATACAGGCGCAACGCAGGAATCTTGTCTTCCTTAAACCAGCGCAGCACAGCCTGCCGGGTTACGCCCAACGCCCGAGCGATCTCGCTCTGGGAACCATAAATCTTCAGTAGTTGTTTCGGTGTCATAGATTGCACAGTAACAGGTGTTGACAGGATCGTCAACGGGAGTATACTGCACTTCGGGGATTGGCCCCGATGGAGAAAGACATGGAAAACGATTATCAAATCTTGGCCGAGCAGGAACGCGACCGACTCATGGAGTTGCACTGCCGCGCCGAACACGCCGCCTTCAACGTCATCGAAGGCTTAAACGAACTCAACCGCATAGAAGCCGAAGGCGCTTTCAGACTGCACCAAGCGTTTGCTGAGTGCATTGCTGCGATTGACGCTGCATCCGCCAAACTGAGGAACCCGCAATGAAGGTCTACGAGAAGATTGCCGCTGTCACCGCCGAACTATCCAAGATCGGCATTAGCAAAGACAGCAAGAACCAGTCGCAGGGCTACGCGTTCCGTGGCATCGACGCCGTGTACGGTGCGCTCTCGCCGCTGCTGTCAAAGCACGGCCTGTGCATCCTGCCTCGCGTGACTGACCGACAGGTTATCGAGCGCCAGAACCGCCAAGGCACTGCGCTGTTCTACGTCACGCTGACCGTGGAGTTTGACTTCGTAGCCGCCGAAGACGGCAGCAAGCACACGGTCATCACCGTAGGTGAGGCGATGGACTCAGGCGACAAGGCCAGCAACAAGGCCATGTCTGCGGCTTACAAGTACGCCGCTTTTCAAGCGTTCTGCATCCCGACCGAAGGCGACAACGACGCTGACTCACAGACGCATGAAGTTGCCGCAGCCACGACCGACCCTGCCGTTGAAGCGGCAGTACAACTAGCAGCCACTATCGAGGAGTTAAACGGAATATGGAAAAGTCTAAACGCAAGCGAGCGAAAGGCGCATCTGAGCCTGTTCAGCGAAAAGAAAAGCAAGTTGGCCTCAAATTGAAAGAGCAGCGACTTGTGAAACAAATACTAAGCGATGTGGAGACATACATCGTGGCTTGGTCTCTGACAAACACCATTCAAACGATGGATGACATGATTGCAGAGCGCGAGGCTGGCGCATGTCCCAACGGGTTCTTTGAGAAGAACAAAGCGAAAGACATTCGCGTGATGAAAGACCACCGCGATGCCGCCAAAATCATTCTGAAATGGTATGAGGTGCCAGAGTTATGAGTTACCCCATCATTGAATTAGAGCGGTGGGAATACGACTTGGTAAACCTTGTCGGCGCTCGACGATGTTCAGCGCGATGGGATAGCCAAGACGCCCTGCATTACGACCCGAAGCGCATGGAAGATGACCGCACGGCACAGGTGGCCGCTTGTGCGGCAGAGTTAGCCGTAGCCAAGTACACCAATCGTTATTGGCACGCTCACGTATGGGATGCCCGCGATCACCAACTCTATAAGGATTGGCCGGACGTTGGCAGAAACATTGAGGTTCGCCGCGTGCGAACCAGTAACACTGCCGCTGTGCGCCAGCATCAAGTTGGCAAAGGCTTGGTGTTGTTCGTCGCCAAACCCGTCATGCCAGAAATACGCGCTGTAGAGATTTTGGGTTGGTTGCCGCATGACTTGGCATGGGAGAAGGCGACACCTTCAGATTATTCCGAAACCACACGAGTTATTTCCCCTCAACACCTACGATTGGAAAAGTATCCGTGAAGTTATGAAAACTTACACCAAACCGTCGCGTTACAACCCTGGCATTACGTTTGAGCAGTACAAAGTGCTGCGTGAACGTAGAGCCAAAGCGAAGGCTAATAAGAAGCGTATCAATTACAGACCGCTGGCTGATGAGTGGGGGCTGAAGCCTATGCACATGGCCTCCGCCCTGCATCGAGGGATAAAGCAGTACGACTATCTGCTCTGGAAGCAAGGTGAACTGCAATGACTCCCTATTACGCGCTGATGTCGGATTACGAAATCATCGGTCACACAATGGCGATCCCTGACTCGTCAGAACTATCGCAAGCGTTGGCCGAGAAGTTGAAGCGCGTATTGGAGCAACGGGACGAGGCAACCAGCCGACTTATTGTAACTACAGAAAAGATGGAGCGCCTTGAGCGCGAGTGTCGAGAACTTAAACGTCTCATGGAGACAGGAGAAGAGTAATGGAGCAACGAAGTAATGAATGGCACCAGGCTCGTCTGGGTCGAGTGACCGCCTCAAAGGTTGCTGATGTGGTTGCACGCACGAGAACCGGTTATGCCGCGACTCGCAACAACTACATGGCACAACTTGTATGCGAACGACTCACCGGCAAGCCGACCGAAGGGTTTAGCAATGCCGCGATGGAGTGGGGCGTTGAGCAGGAAGCCGCAGCCCGCGATGCGTACAGCGCGAAGGTGGGCGAACTTGTCACCGAGGTGGGGTTCATTAATCATCCGTTTATTGAGATGGCAGGAGCCAGTCCTGACGGATTGGTCGGCGTGAACGGCTGCGTCGAGATCAAGTGCCCGTCTACGGCTACGCACATTGAGTACCTTTTTGAGCGTGAGCCGCCGCAAAAATATTTTTATCAGATGCAATGGCAAATGGCTTGCGCCGATAAGGACTGGTGCGATTGGGTTTCATACGATCCGAGGATGCCCGAGGAGTTACAACTGCTCGTGGTGCGTATCCCACGGGATACAGACTGCATCACGATTCTTGAGAAAGAAGTGCAAGAGTTTTTGGCTGAGTTGGATGCTAAAGTTTCTAAATTGAAGGAGATGACTCTGTGAACTATGACAACACTAACCGTGGCGTGCTGTTCCCGAATGACAAGAAGGGCAACGAAAAGCGCCCAGACTTTACCGGCGACCTGAACGTCGGCGGCGTGGAATACAAACTTTCTGCGTGGAAGAAATCCTCAAAGGCTGGCAATAACTTTTTGTCCATTAGCGTGCAGTTGAAGGAAGGCCAGCAGATGCCGCAGAAGGCACCGCCTGCCGGTACGCTGACCGAAGACAACTGGTCAAAGGCTGATCTTAACGATCCGTTGGGCTTCTAATGATTAGCGAAGAGAGAGCCGAGAAAGCGCTGCGGTATCTCGTCGATACAGACGAGCCGTGCGCGCTGGCGAAGGCTGAGATGGAGCGTGCCGAGTATGGCTGGAAGGCGACCCGTGAGGCCGTCTTCACTCATGCCGAGGGTACGGTGGCGGAGCGGCAAGCGATTGCCGCGACCCACCACGCCACCAAAGAGGCGCATGAGCGATACTGTGCGGCTGTGGCGCTGTACTCGAAGATGGCGAACAAGCGTGAGACAGAGCGT